CCTAACTGTGGTCATATAGCCAAACCAAAGAGTGAGCATGTTGCTTACGTAGATGGTCTTTTAGGTTTAGTAGACAAAAAAACCAAAAAGGTTGAGAAGTCCGAAAGGTATGGAGATGGTTTTAAGAAGAACTTTTTTGAAGAGTTAATGGGATATGCTATCGTTAAAGGATACAACCCATCATGGTGTGTACACAGCTATAGAGTTAGGTTCAAAACAGACCCTGACTTTAGAGATGCAAACGCAAAGCCTCCCTCAAAAGACACTAAAAGCTACATAACATACTTAAATATTAGAAGATCAAAAAGGAGAAAGTAGTGATTAAAGTATATAAAGAAGAAGACCTTAAGCAGGGTAGCGAAGAATGGCTAAACCTTAGAAGAAAGTATGGAACAGCTAGCGAAGCATCAAGTGCTTGTGAAGTCTCCCCATGGATACCAAAGAGTAGGCTACAGCTTTGGGAATTAAAACACGGAGAGCTTGAGATTAAGCAAAACTTTGCTATGTCTATAGGTTCTCAATATGAAGATTCCGCTTTAGAGTGGTACGAGAGAGAGTCTAAAAAATTCTTCCTACCACTTTGTATTGTTGATGATGAAACCTTTGGTATGCCTTTAATGGCCTCCTTAGATGGCCAGCAATACTACGGAGGTACTGAGATTGTAGAAATTAAAGTACCACTTAATGGTTGTGAAAGTCCATTGTGGCTAACAGTGTTAAACGGTGAAGAGTTGCCATTACAATATCGGATGCAGATGGAACAGCAGATGATGCTATCCAAAGAGTCTTTCTGTAACTTTGTGGTGTATGACTGGAAGAATAAAGATGGTCAATACATTGTTTACCAAAGTGACCCAGAGATTAGAGAAACAATCTTGGCTGGCTGGAAGGAATACTTTAAAGGTAAGCCTGAAGCAGGGCCGTTAGATATTGTAAAGAGAGATGATAAGGTCTGGTTAGAAACAACAACCAAATGGAAGACTTGTAAAAGCTTGGCTGACGAATACACCAAGGAACTAAAGTCTCTTAGACATGACATTATTTACATGTGTGACAGCCAAAGCTACCAAGGAAATGGTGTAAGATGTAGACGTAACAACAAAACAGGTACTTGGACAGTTGGAGAAATAAAATGAGTGATAAAATAAACCCAGACCATTATAAACAAGGAGAGATAGAGGTTATTGATTACATCTTAGATCAGAAGTTCTCATATCTAGAGGGCAATATCGTTAAGTACGTTTCTAGATATAAGTTTAAAAATGGTATTGAGGATCTTAAAAAGGCCCATTGGTATTTAAAGAAGCTTATAGAGCTGGAGGAGAGTAGAGCTATACTTAATGAAGCCATGTCTGCCCCTCCAGAAAAGGACTACCCTTATGTTATGAAGATGAGAGACCCTCTTCCGAAAAGTAAAAAGGCATGATAGCTAGGTTAGATTTACCAACCATAAGAAAGAACAAGTCAGACAGAATGCTTACAATGAATATCTACAGAAATGCTCATTGGGCTGCGTTGGCAAAATCTAAAAGAGATTATGCAGAACACATTACTGGATTTATTAAAAGTCTTCCAGTATATAAAGGGCGCATAAGTATTCATTACACGTTATTCTTCAGTAACAAAAGGAAGAAGGACGTTGATAATCTCACATATCCTGTACATAAGTTTATGTGTGATGAAATGACTAAGGCCGGGAAGATAGCTGATGACAATGTTGAAATACTTGTAGGCTTCTCGGCATTCTTTGGCGGTTATGGCGAAGAGGACTATGTAATGGTAGAAATTGTAGAGGAGGAATAACGTGGCAACATACCAGATACACATTAACGACCTAGAAGAAAAGATTACATTAGTGCTTAGAGCAACAACAGATGAAGAGCTCATATTAGAATGTGAAGCGTGGTATGAAACTATAGATATAATGAGGTCTTTAGGGTTAAGATTTATAACACTTGATGATTATGGAGACGAGGATGGAATGTGGCAAATACACTAAGGAGACTATATGTTTGTAGAAATTTGGATGATATTATTACCGGTATCAATTTTTATAGTGTACCTTTTAATCGCTCAAGCAAAGAAAGAGGCGTTTGAGGAAGGGGTACAATACGCAGTAGAGATGCATTCTGAAGGAATTCTTACCTATGATAGGTACGAGGACGAGGATGGAATCGATTGCATTACTATTAAGTATAGTCATGGCAAAAAGAAAAGCAATTAGGGCGGGTGTTCCCGGTTATTCAAAGCCTAGTCCAAATATGATACTTATGCACAAATGCTATACAGTAGATACATCTTGGATGGACAACCTCCCCGGAGGCACATGGCAAGACGAGGGAGTACTTAAATCTTATTTAAACAATCAATGGAAAGAAAACAATGTCAAAGAACCGACAGTCAACAGCCAGAGCGCTAATGATGAAGCAACATCTGGAGATGGAGAGTGTGACCCCGATTTCGGGAGCACAGGAAGCTTATTTTAACAACTATGAATCCGGAAGGTCACAAGTATTAAGAGGTTCTGCTGGCACTGGAAAGACCTATCTAGCCCTTGCTAGCGCCTTTGATGAGATACTTAACTCAAAGTCAAGGTATAGAAGAGTTGTAATTGTAAGGTCAGCTGTAGCCACAAGGGATATCGGTCACTTACCCGGCTCACTTGAAGAGAAGCAAGCCATATATGAGTTGCCTTATATAGGCGTCTGTAACGAGCTATTTGGTAGAGGTGATGCTTACGGGTTGATGAAGAAGAATAGAATCGTAGAGTTCATGCTTACATCTTATGTACGGGGTATCACCCTTGATGACACAATAGTAATTGTTGATGAGTTTCAGAACATGACAGCTCATGAGGCAGACTCTATTATGACAAGATTAGGTAAAGGCTCCAAGATTATCTTTTGTGGAGATACAGACCAAACAGATTTTGTATTTAACAAAAGCAAGGATATTAGTGATTTTATGGGTATCCTCCAAAGAATGTCAAAGTGGGTTGATTTTAACTACTTCTCTAGTGACGATATTGTAAGATCTGGAATCGTAAAAGATTACATTAAAGCGAAGGAAATTATAAAAGGATAAACAGTTATGAAAGCAAAGTATCTAGGAATAATAATAGATAGAGAAAGGAGTAAGGCGCTTACCCCACAGTCAATAGACCTACTTAAGGGATATTACTTAAGGGGCGCTGAGAAAGACCCACAAGAAGCATATGCACGAGCATGTGTTGCATACTGTGGTGGTGATTTAGAATTAGCTCAGAGGTTATATGATGGTATTAGTAATAATTGGTTCATGTTCAGCAGTCCTATTCTTAGCAATGCTCCTAACCCCGAAGAGGAATCTAAAGGTATGCCTATATCTTGCTTTCTTAGCTATGTACCTGATACTCTTGGTGGACTTATTAATCATCAAGCAGAACTGGCTTGGCTTAGTGTAAAAGGTGGAGGGGTTGGCGGTCATTGGTCAGATGTTCGTGCAGTAAGTGACAAGGCACCATCACCAATACCGTTTATTAAAGTAGCAGACTCAGCAATGACTGCTTACAAACAAGGACAAACAAGAAAAGGAAGTTATGCAGCGTATATGGACGTCAGTCACCCAGACATTATTGAGTTTCTTAACATTAGAATACCTACGGGAGGCGATAGCAACCGTAAGTGCTTTAATATTAACAATGCTGTTAATGTTTGTACTGATTTTATGGATTCCGTTGTTAGTGGTGGTGTATGGAGTTTGGTTGATCCAAATGATAGTTCTGTACGCGATAGCGTACCTGCTAGAGAATTGTGGGAACGCATTCTGGAAACGAGGTTTAGAACGGGCGAGCCGTACATTAACTTCATCGACGAGGCTAATAAGCATCTTCCAAAAAGTCTTAAAAAGAAGGGTTTAAAGATCCGTGGAAGCAACCTATGCAATGAAATACACTTACCAACTGATGAGAACCGAACAGCCGTATGCTGTCTCTCGTCACTTAACTTGGAGATGTATGATGAGTGGAAAGAAACCTCAATCGTGGCTGACCTTATTACTATGTTGGACAATGTTCTCACTTGTTTCATTGATAGTGCTCCTAGGGAGTTAGCTAA